TCTTCGACCACTTCACCTCGCCGTACTGGGCACCCGGCGCGCGGCCGGTCTGGACGAGCTCGAAGTTCGAACCGTCGTGAATCCAGTACGTGTCGCTCTGCTTGGCGACCGGGACTTCCGGCGCGATAAGCGAGGCGATGAGGTTGGGCCGCTGACTCGCGTACTCCTGAGCGTACGAGGTCAGGGCGGCATCGATGTGCAGGTCTGCGTGCTTGGTGCTAGACATCTAACTCACCGTCCTTTCGTCAGACGCTCTCGGTTTGCGGGTGAATGTCGATCACGATGAGACCGGGGGTTGCGGAGGTGTACGCCTCGCGGGCGTAGCCGACGATCCAGCCCTTGTCGGTCTCCTGCTTGACGAGGTGCCCGGAGGCGTCCACGTCGAGGGGGTCATTGATGGCGATGTCGGTCGTGCCGTCGACCATGGCGTAGCTCTGGCCGCCGGTGCGCACGACTGCCTGCAGGCCGGAGGTCGGCAGGTTCTGGAGGATGCCAATGCAACGCTCGTTGGCGGCGCCGACTTCGGCCTCCCCCGAGGTGTTCACCAGCACGGCGTGGTACTGAGAGCCTGAGAGGTCTTCGGCCGCGACGAAGGTCTCGTCACGGTAGGGGCCTCTCGGAAGCAGCGTGGCCATGCTCACGCCTCCTTTCCGGTGCGGAATGCGTCATAGCGGGCGGCGAGGTCGGCATCCTCGGCGAGCACGAGGCTCATCGCGGAAGCGAACGTCACGCCGTCCTTGGACGCGCGGGTCTTGGCCTTCTCGGACAGTTCGACGGAGGCGTTTGCGTAGCTGCCCACCTCGTCGCCCTGCGTGGCCGGTGCGCCGTGCTCGGAGAGGTCGATGACCTTGCGCGCCTTGGCGGCGTCGCTCATGGCCTCGAACTGCTCCGGCGCGGCCTCGGCGAGCGAGAGCCAGGTCGGCTTCTCGGCGGGGGCGAGATGCCCGCCGCTGATGAGCTCGTCGACCTTGCTCTCGGCGAGCTGCTTGCGCTGCGCCTGCTCGGCCTCGGCGAGCTTCGTGGTGACGGCGTCGCGCTCATCGATGATCGTCTGCACGGCAGCCAGCACGGCAGCCTCGTCGACGTCTTCGGCGAGCTTGAGCGCCTGAATGACGGTCTTCATGGGCTCGGCTCCTTTCGGGTCAGCGGCTGCCTCACTGGCCTCAATCGCGTCGCCTTCGTCGCCCTTCGCGTCGTGCGAAACAGGCTCGGAAACTGCGGCGGGATCGGGGGTAGGGTCGCTGTCTTCTGGCGGTGGATCGGCGAGCGAGTAGGCGGCGATTTTGCCGCGCAGCTCGCGGAGGAAGGTGCGCGCGGAGGGCATGCCTTTCTTGCCCTTCAGGCGTTCGTCGAGCTTGCCCGCGAGGGACGAGAGCTCGTCGAGCAGTTCCTGTACGGGGTCGATGGCGTCGGCGGCGGTGATCTCGGAGAGCTTGACGGCGATATGACCGGCCGCTTCAAGCACGGCGGGCATCATGCGCAGGACCGGCGTGTTCGTCAGCGTGCCGGACTTGAACACGTCGTCGGTCTTTGCACCGGAACGGTTGTCGACTACGGGGCCAAGCTCAATCGAGAGGTACTTGTACGCCTGCCCATTCAGCAGCTCGGCGCCGATCTCCGTGACCTGCCCGTCACCGAAGAGCATCTCGCCGCCGTCGATGGTCGGTTCGATGTGCAGACGCTTGAACCAGGCGGCGGCCGGGGCGCTCGTGTCGTGCTTGCCGGAGGAATCGAGCATCGGCTCGGTCCCGAGAATGCCCGCCTCAAAATTGGCGATGAGGGTCTCGGCGAGGTCACGTGTCAGCGGCAGGTTTGGGTACTTGGCCGACTTCCACGTGCCGATAGGGAACAGGGGGAAGGGAATCACGTCCCCGGAAGACACGGCGTCGGCGAGGGTCAGCTCGCACATGTGCAGGTAGTCGCTCATGCGGCCTCCCCTTGTTTGTAGACGTACACGGTCACGCAGCGGCAGTTGCCGCCGCCCTCGCAGTTCGGGTTCGGCGTCCACGATTCGGCTTCGGTCAGATCCTCGGTCGTCTCGCCGTCGAGGGGCTCGCACTCGGCGCACACCACGCCGTCGAGAATGGCCGAGTACTGGGCATAGGCGATGTCCTGGGCATTGACGCGGGCCTCGTCGGCGCGGCCGGCGGACATGAGGTCGGTGACGATCGCGCTCATGCGCAAGGCCGATGCGTCAGACTCGCGCGTCACGAGCGCGGCGATGGCAGCCGCATCCATGGGCGTGAGGGCCGAACGGACGGCGATGGCAGCCGCGGCGGCCTGCGTGTCGGCTGCGATGGTGCGGGCCGTAATCTCGGCTTGCCGCTCGAGCTCGTCTTCGTCGACGGCCTCGCGCTTGGCCTTCTTCTTCTGGTCGTCGGCGAGGGAGCGAGTCTCGGGCTCAGATGCGGCGCTGCGTTCCTCCACGATCTCTTCAGCGACCGGCTCGCCGTCGCGCTGGCGGCGCATCTCGTCGGCAACCTGCTTGCGGCCAACGGCGTAGAACTCATCCAGCACGGCGCGAATGTCGGCTGTCAGCGCGTCTACCATCGGCGGGGCGGTCGCCATGAAGCGATTGAGCGTGCCACGATCGGCGGCCGACTTGGCGCGGCCCGAGACTTCGGCGATGAGCCTGGCGCGTGTGGCGGCCGTGGCTTCGCGGATGGCTGTCTTCGCGTCGTCGAAGCGGGCGGCCATCTCGTCGAGGGCCAGATAGCACTCGGGCCCACGCGGGGCGCGGCGCTCGGCGAGTTGCAGGTGCGCGTGTCCGCAGTCGCTGGCCTTGGTGCCCACGTCACCGGCCGCCTCTTCTGCGCCGGGCGTCGTGTCGTCGGCGGGCGGCTCAGGGACGGGCGGCGGGGGAGTCTGCTCGCCCGGCATGGGCACGATCGTCGGCGCGCCCTCGTCCTCAACCCTCTC